TAGGCCTGCCGGCTTGTACTACATACTAAATGGCTCTGGAAATATGCCAGTTGCTGGTGATGCACTGTTGGAGGTAAAGAACCTCTCCCCCGTAGTGATTTACCAAACGCTGACATACTGGGGAACACGGCGTAAGTTTGAGCGAATCTATGTCACTTCTGCGTGGAGTGGCTGGTTCGAAGTTATCACCACTGACAACTTGGCTTCCTCTATTGCATTCAATCAAATCGGTAGTTATTCATTTCTTAAAAACTTAACAGGGTCTACCGTGGGCAGTTCAGCAATAGTGGCTGGTTCAAGTCTAAATTTTAGTGATAGCGCCAACTCTGCTTGGGGCGCACCTACAGGTGCTTGGAGAGCCATGAGTGCCGTAGGAAACAACCAAGCAACGTTGTTTATGAGGGTTTCATAATGAACATTAAAAATCCTCGTTACAACCAGCGCGGGACCATCGATTGCGAAGTCGAGCACGAGACCCTGGGCTGGATTCCTTTTACCGCCTCGCCAGACGATGACCATGAGTTCGGTCGTGAGCTGTATGCCTCTCTCATTTCGGGTGCGCACGGCGCTATCGGCCTTTACGTGGAAGCGCCATTGACGCCGGAACTGCAAGTGGCGCGCATCGCGGAACGGCGTTATGAGGTTGAAACGTCGGGCATCACCGTTGATGGCATGGCCATCAATACCGATGACCGCGCCAAAACCTTGATCAATGGCTCCGCGATTAAGGCCATGCGCAACCCGGCCTACACCTTGCGCTGGAAAACCCCGGAAGGTTTCGTTGACCTGCCGTCTGCCCAGGTATTGGTGATGGCAGAGGCGGTCGCGGACTTTGTCCAGGGCTGCTTTGATCGTGAAGCTGACCTGCTGGCAGCGATGGGCGATGGCACCTTCACTTCTGCCATGCTGAATGAAGGGTGGCCAGTATGAGCCGTTTCACCACCACCCTGAAAACTGAGCAGATCGGCAAATGGACGCACATTCTGCTTGATGAGTTGGTGCTGGCCGATGAGAGCCAGCGCGTCATCACGGTGCCGGCCGGCTTCGCCACGGACTTCGCCAGTATCAAGGTGCTGCACAATGCCTTCCTGTTCGCGCTATTCGCGTTGGTGTCCGGCTACGGCAACTACGCGGCAACGGTGCATGACTGGCTGTACGCAACCGGCGCCGTCAGCCGCAAGCAAGCTGACGCCATTTTCTACCGTGCCCTGCGCGCTGAAGGGGTGGCGCGGTGGCGAGCCTGGTTATTCTGGATCGGCGTTCGTATAGGTGGCGCTAGGCGATATAGCAAGGCGCCCAGGCCGGCCAATACCCTGACCAACTCCCCGCCGCAACTCTGATGGTCTGATCTGCACAGAACACAGTCACCCGCCATCGAGCGGGTTTATTTTTGCCCAAAATCTGCAACCGGAGATTCACCATGTCCTTTATCGTCATCAACACCAGCAACAACTTCGACCCGATCCATCACGAAGTCTTCGCCACGGCCGAAGAGGCGGACGTCCAGGCGCGCGCCATTGTCACCGCACAACCGCAGGCCGTGGTCCGCACGGCGCAGCTGATCAGTGCCTACAGCGCCGAGGTGATCATTACGGCCGAGCCGGTGCCGGAAGTGGTCACCGATCCTGCCAGCTGACTGCACACACTTCCCTATGCCCGCCAAGCGCGGGCTTTTTTTCGCCTGGAGAAAATCATGACCGCAACTGAGAAAGATCGCGACGTCCTCGCTCGCACACTCTGGGGTGAGGCCCGCGGCGAAAGCCTCGTTGGCCAGATCGCCGTGGCCTGGACTATTCGCAACCGTGTGAACGATGGCAAGGCAAGGTCCTGGTGGGGGGAGGGTTACACCGGTGTGTGCCAGAAGCCCTATCAATTCAGCTGTTGGAACAAGAACGATCCGAACTTCGCCTACTTGAGTGGGGCCAAGTCGATTCCGTTTCGGGAGTTTGCCCAGGCCCAGATCGCTGCCGACCAGGTCATCGCCGGCAAAGTGCCGGATCCCACCGGCGGCGCCACGCACTATTACGCGACCACCATGCCGAAAGCACCAGCCTGGGTTAAAGGAGCGAAGCAGACGCTGATGCTCGGACGTCACATGTTCTTCAAGGATGTGCCATGAATTCGGCCACACTAAAGCTTGCGCTGCTGGGAGGGCTGGCTCTGCTGCTGATCACTGCCTGTGGTGTGTGGAATGTGCAGGGCTGGCGGTACGGTAAGCAACTTGCCGAGCGGGATCGCCTGCACAGCGACGACCTTACAGCCATAGGCAACGCGGCCGCCGCCCAAGCCCGGGCCGATCAGGATAAGCGCCTGTTGCTCGAGCAACGACTGGCAGCCAGCGACAAAACCCACTACGAGATTTTGACCAATGCTCAGAAAGACCAAGCTCGCCTGCGCGATCGCCTTGCCACTGCTGATCTCCGGTTGTCAGTCCTCCTTGCCGAGGATTCAGCCGGTGGCTGTTCAGTGCCAGCCGGTACCGGTGCCTGCGGCGTGGTTCATGGAGGAACACGTGCCCGACTTGACCCAGCGCATGCTCAACGAATTATCGGAATCACCAACGCAGGCGACCGAGGACTGATCGCGTTGGCGGCGTGCCAGGCGTATGTCAGGGCTGTTGCGAAATGACATTTATTGAGGTCATTCAATCTGGTGAAAATCGTTCCGATATCTTGGGTCTGTTGTGGCGCCGCGGCAATCGTCACTCCTCATAGGCTTGTGGCCGGGAAGAAAGATCAGTCCTTCAGCTTCTAGTGCAAAGGACAGAGCTTGTATCGTGACGCGTCGCAACGTACGGATGCCCTGCTCAAACTCTCTGATTGCTTTGACCGAAACGCCTGATCGAAACGCTAAGGCTTCGACAGTCCAGCCGAGCATTGCTCTCGCTTGTGCGCAGTGAGCATCAGTGAAGCCAAGTGGAAGAGTCTCGAAGAATAGCCGCATCTCTCTATCATCTTCGGCTTGTTTCAGGCGGCGAACTTGGTCCAAATCGATAAGTTTTCTCGTCATCACTGTGCCTTCTTTACTGTATATGCGTACAGTTTAGCGAGGAATGGAACTCAGTGCTTTTTTGTTTGAGACGGGTGTGCGTGATCAGACACCATGACGGCTTCATTACATGGATTGGTGAAATGCGCTGTGGGGCTCGCCAGGCACAAGGCGACGATGTTTCAATCATCATAATTGCCGAGATCAGCGAGGAAAAAATGACTAAGGATGAAGATGCTGAGCGAGACAGTACGTTTGGCCCGTTGAATCGGCTGGCGAGCACGCTGCGCGACCACGACGAACGAGGCTTGATCCTATCGTTGGCCGCGTTTGCAGAGGAAGCATTGGGACGGCTGATCGAAGCCTTCATGCTGCCAGTCCAAGCGAGCAAAGATCTCCTGACTGGCTTCAACGCGCCGTTAGGTACTTTCTCATCGAGGATCAAAGCCAGCTATGCCCTCGGTCTGATCAACGAAGAGCAGTTTAGAGACCTAGAGTATCTACGAAAGATAAGGAACGAGTTCGCTCATGCCTGGGAGCACGTGAGTCTCACGCAGGAAAAGTTGGCCTCGCTGGCCAGAAATATGTCCTTCAGCTACCTCGAAGAGGGTTTCCCAGAGACAAGCGCGGACAAGGTTCGATCTTCGATAACGGCATTGCTCACCGACATCAGTTCTATGGCACAACAGATACGTGCCAAAGGCGCGGGCGCGAAAGTCACAGGAACACGACTCATTCCCATGTTCAGCGGCGATGATTTCTCGGTTCAGATCCAGCAGGCCCGGGAGCGCCTGGAGAATATCAGAGTGCAGAGCAAGGATTCAGCGGGGGAGCGCAAACGTTTCTGCGCTCGAAGGCTTGAACTCTTAGACTTGCAGCTGGCGATACTTGTGAGGCAGGTTCCCAAAGAAATGAGGCCTGACGTAATGACCATCATTGCCGAGGCAAAAGCACTCTCGTAGAGCCGTGGGGCAAAAATGGGGCAAATTGTACGCCAATCAATGCCATTTAATGCCAAATGAACAATATCCGCGATTTGTCAAAAGAGCCTTACAGCCCTTTGTTTTAAGGGTTGTAGGGCTTTTTTGCATCAGTACTCCAACACAATCGGCGTGTGGCTACGAGCGACTATTTTGGCGCCTTATCTCTATTTTCGATGCCTTTAATTTTGTTAGCTGGAAGCGAGCCAAAAATCTCATCAGCTTCGTTGGGGTCGGTTATGCAGTTTTGTACGATTAGGTTCACTAGGCGGAATAAGATCAGAGCCAGCTCGGGAGTATCATTTAGATCCATCGTGCCGGGATGTACTGATTCATTACCAATCACACGTACCGAGTCCAGGGCCCTCTGCACCTTTACCGGCAACCCGTTCTTCACGAGTTCTCCGATTTGAGTATTGATATCCCCCTCTTTACCCAGCAAATGGTTGCACAATTTTTGTACACACAGTCGAAGTAAAGCCGCGGCGGCTCGGGGAGATTGGGCGCAGATCAGCCGTGCTTCTTCAAAGTCGGATTGGATATGCTCGGGTAGATCAGGGTGGTGGTGCGGAGCTAATGTCGCAATGGGATAGAGTAGTGCTCCAACTTTATCGATGCCTAGTCCTGTTTTCGTGAAGTATTGCCGCCAAATTGATCTCCCATTGCAGCTGGCGCACTCCGCTGTAAAAACGTCGTTGGCTATCTGTTTCCAACCCATATGAGCAAAAGCACCGCATTTTGAAAACGGACAATGGAAGCGCTCCGCTTCATAAGTAGGTGGGCTGTAATCCCTAGACATCATCTTTCCTCTCAGCAAAACCATCCAAGCCGCCATCATCGCTGGGTTCAATATGATTTTAAAGTGCCATGCTGCTAGCTGATGACGCTTGAGGGATCAGTGGCCATCTTCATGCATCTCACAGTAAAACCATTTAGGGCAAAATTAGGGAATTAATGGGACCGCTATAGGCCTTTGCTGGCGGTGGTAGGGCGCCAGTTCCCGGGCATTCACTGGCCAATAGCGGTCCAATGGTCAGCTAGAAAGGGCTCGAATCCCTATACATTTTCAGTGACGCACATCAAAGCTCCGTCGCCTTAGCTAGGCGGCGGAGCATTTCGTGTTTGAGTCCGAGAATGAATGTCGCGTCGGTGCTATCTGG